CGTAAAATATCAGCTACGGACAATTTTTCGCCTTTTAAAGTAATAACAAAACCACCGGGAACAGTACCCGATATTTGATCTTTTGATGAACTTAACCTTACGACTCTAGTTGTTGGTAATAGCTTTGTTATAAAGCTTGCAGTTCTAGGGACAAACTTAAATTCATAAGCTTTTAAAGCAGGGTGAGTAAATCGAATCGAATTATATTGTTCTGTTGGGTTGCTACCTATTACGCAAAATAAACTCCCGAAAGTACTATCAGTACCGTTAACTAAATTCCAAATTGTTGTATCAACTTCACGGAAATAAATAGAAAAGACCGACGCACGTTTTAAAAATGTTGTAATCGTTCCGTTTGTTAATTGAACTTTATCGCCATCAAATGTTTTTAATTGGTCAGGGGTTGGGATGCTTTGAAAATTACAAAGGCCTGTTAAACGTTGAAAGACTTTAGAACGCAATCCAATCTCTGTTACATCGCAAGGGCGTTGATTCCTAACAATTCCTGTTGATGATCTTGCTAATGGATAGAAATCTGTGTTCGGGATATATCCGTCATCGGTTGGGTCTGGGCCGTCAATATCTGCTATGTAAAAACTACGCCCTAACAAATCAGCATTTACTAAACCGACCTTTGCCCCAAATGTTCCTGTATCTACTTCTATACATTTAAGCTTGATAACTTGATCGTTTCCTGTTGGTTTCCATTGCGTTAAAGATCTTTCTGTTACCTGAAAAGTTGTTTTTCCTATCTGGAATATTTCGCCTAATTGCAACGCATCATCAGCGCTAATTCTTCTTTGATCTAATTCTGAATTAATATCATCGACCGTTACGTTATCGCCGTAAACTTCATCAATCGAACCTGACTTAATTGTGAAATCAATCGTCTGACCTTTAGCAATATCAACCTCTGAAAATCTTGTGCCGTTTTCTGGAAGTGTTGTTGTATTAACTCTTGTAATTCCCATACGGCTCGAATAGTTCCGGCCTATGCCTTCCATCCCTAATTCTTTTATATCTTCAAATAAAACTGTTCCTCCTTTATCCCCTGCAATTTTTACCCGTTCTTTTTTTAATGTATTTTGTGGATCATCATCACTAGGTATTGAAATTACGCGCCAATTAACTCTGTAAGGCGTTCCATTGACGATAGGAGAATAAACCCCAAACTCTGCATTATTGGTAAGGCTACGGGCAGAACAAAACGCCTCATCGGTCAAGCTATCGCGAGTCGGACAAGAAAAGACATCATTGTTATTTTCAGGATCACCCGACGATTCATTACCCCTAGTTCCATATTGCAAATCTGTTCCTTTTATTCGACTGTTGTTGTTAACGCTTTGACCTTTCCAATAGAACGCAAAAGTATCTTCAAAGATTGCATCTAACGCACCTGAACCGATAAAGATTCCTTCTAAGTCTGGTTTTACTAGCTCACCCTTTCCAGCCTCACCAACTGCAAACATTAATTTTACGCCTTGTTGTAATCCATGTGAAAACATTCGTGACCAAACAAGGGGAGGCGCTACCAACATCCCGCCTGTTGTTCCTGTGTACTTACCGAAAATAATGGGGATAGCCTGCGCGAAGGTCGCCAACTCTGCCTGACTTTCAAAACCTCTAGTCGGTAAAAATCTTGTGCCGCCTAATATTGAATCTAAAGTTCTTTGATCTATTGCTTGCGGTTTCTTTGGCTTTGGAGCCAATAGCATTGATATACCAGTTAAAACAAGACTTATTGCTAAATTGGTAAAAAATGCTGCTGTTGTAATTTCATTTTTAATATCAGGAATTAATTTATATTCAGCGGGTCTTGTCTTTGCTCTTTTGATTCCCTCTAATACTAATTTTCTATATTCATCCTCAGTACATCCAATAAGGCGTATTAAATCTTTCTCGAACGGAAGCAATAAAGTTTTTTGAAGCTTTGCGCCAAACTCCAATTCACTTTTCCCGTAAATTGGTTGCAATAGAGAATCCCTTTTTGCCATGAAACCGCGAACGTCCACCCCTTAGCAGGGATCAAAATTATATCTCCATCATACGCAGGCTTATCAATTCTTACCCCCCATGAATAAAGATCGCGGAAAATAGTTAATTTACTTGCTTCATACCAAGACGTCTCAAAAGGGGGTGTATCAATATCTAATCGTTTTAAAACCGTATAACAAAGATGTATGCAATCTATTTCACCATTAGAGCCATCAGCCCCACGGCGAAAATTAAGACCAATTAAATCACTGCAATCTGACACCGCTACTTGTTGGTAAATCTCCAACTAATGATTTTGTTAAGCGTCTTTGAGGTACATCACTCCCCACAGAATCAAGAATAGTCCCAACAGATAAAGTAACACTAATTTCGTTCCATTGACCGCCCATAATTCGACCATGATAAGTATGCATAGGGTTAAAAGATGTATTGTCAGTAGGGTCTAAGATCATTACTTTTATGTTGCATAACCATTTATTTTTTATAGCTTCATCAGCCCAATTTCTAGTTAATGAGTTATTAGGGAAAACAATAGAACACTCTGTACCGTCACCATTTCTATTAACACTTACTCCAGAGAATCCAAAGGGTGCAAAAGAATAATCGTTACTTTCGTATGTAATAGTTTCGTTAATAAAAAAGTTTTGAAACTTATATTGTGTGCCATTTAAAAGTAAAAAATTACCAACTGCTATTTCCATAATTAAACCCCGATTCTTTTACGTGTATTAGGACTTGTTTGAAGCCTACGTAATGTCATTTGTTCACCTTTTCTAGCTCCTTGTTCTGTTGCTGATCTAATTCCCTGTTCAAACTGTTGAGCCGTTACATAATCAACTGCGTTAATACGTTGAACATCAAACCTTACATCTATCGCGCCAGCTCCTACAAGATTACCGCTTTCATCTTCAGAAGCACCTACGCCATCAATAACACTTTGCCCCCTTGCTCCTTTGGCGTAGCGCCTCATTGCCTGATCCATTTGATCGGCTCTAATGACATATTCGGAACCCGCTTCACCTATTAGGGCGTTCGTAGGTTTATTAACAAATCCACCTGTAGCAAAGGCAGAATAATTAAAACCCGTTTGTGTTATTTGATCAGGAACAGCAGGCAGCCCGCCGGGTGCTTGAGTCGGTGCGCCTAGTGAACCACTAATTGCACTTGTAAACGCATTAAATAACGGTTGGGTAATTCCTTTTCTTATCGTTAACCTTGCTAAATCCGCAATAATACTTTGAACTAACGATTTAAATTGCAGTTTCCCGGTAGTAACAAAATTAACGAGAGTATCTTCTAAACCTTTAAACGCCTTAACAATCGTATCGCCTACCAATGAACCAAAGTCGTTCATAGTTTTTCCAAACGATGCTAATTTCGCGTTCATATTTTCTCCAAACGTTTTTTCCATTTCTTCTTTTATTCCTATTACTGTCATTTTTAAATTTGTTGCCTCTCGATTTCCATTAGCAAAATAACTTTCAGGCGCGTTCGATGTCCCTGTAAATATCTTGTTTAATTGCTCCATATTTTTAGCAAATCTACTTTCAAAATCTTCTGTACTTTGGCGACCAAAATCTCTAATCCCTGCAAAATCTCCTTTCCCTAATTTTTTGGCAATTTCTATTAAATCCATAAGACTTCTACCTAATTCATCAATTAATTTTGCAGTTGCAAAAACAAAACCAGCCAACCCCCTTAAACCAACATTTACAACTTTAAAAAATCCTGACCAATCAGATTCAGTCGATAGGACTTCTCTAAATACCTCTGCAATTGAATTTAATGCGGGTAACGCTTTATCAGTTAATTGCTTTCTAAAGCCATCAAAACCAAAACCAATTTTAGTTAGTTGATCGTTAAAGTATTCTGCGTTTTGTGCAAACTCGGCGCTTGTTTGATAATTCCACTCTTTTAAAGCATCACTACCCTCATCTAGTAACGGAATTAATTTCCTTCCCTGTCTACTAAATAATTCCATTGCCAAGGCTGCTTTCGTCGTACCTGCTGGCATATCTTTAAATCTGTCTGAGATCTCACCAAATATTTGTTCAGTACTTTTTAAATCACCCTGCGTATCTCTTACGCTTATCCCCAAGGCCTTAAATGAATCAAGATAAGTTGCAACGCCCTGATCTGCTTCACGTATAGAAGAAGCTAACCTTGCTAATCCTTTATCTATAGCTGTTTGTTC